TCAAGTAGTACTTGCCTGGCTACTTCATAGCAACGATCAAAGATACGTTGATTGACTGATGGGATATTATCTGACTTACCATCACAGTACCAACTGAATTGGCAACGATGTTTCACAGGATGGTAAACGCTATTGTCCTTCCAAGATGCCCTAGTAGGACCTTGGTATACCACAGCACAAATATCATTTGGAAAGTCCTTGTGTGCTACTCTGTTAAGAGTAACCTGTGCCACAGCAACCATACCGTTGTATGGTTCACTACGAGCTTCCCAATATATGTTCCTAGCAAGGCAATCCAACTCACGCTTAATCTGTTTCATGTCAACAGGTGATTGCTTTACTGTTGTGTTAATAATCTTGATAGTTTCTGCGCCTACTACTTTTACTGCTGGCGCTTTGATGTTACTGGTGACTGCAATAATTCCATATGCTATTAGCCACGCTCCTAGAAAAAATGTTACCAATCTTGCCCATTTGGTTAGATTTTGTTTCATGTTTCTCTCCTATCTTGCCGCATTCAATATTTAAAAGCGGGGAGGATGTAAATTAACAACTGCTATTATACTATAATGTTGGGTTATAATCAATTTTTTTGATATAAATATGTGTATGCCAGCAATATGTAGAGTAGGGGATTTAGCACTAACCGGACACTTGTGCTCATTGGTAACCAAAATCGCAACATCGAATACCGACGGTACGGTTCTTGCCAATGGCAAGAAAGTTATAGTTGACGGTGCTGAAACTCAAATCCACCTTGTGCCAATACCGTTTACTGATATTTGTGTCCCTCATACAGATCAGTTAAATGAAGGGTCTCCTAATGTGTTCGTCAACGGCATCGGCGTAGGTCGTGTTGGTGACAGAGTCGAACTACTTGGTAGAATGCTAGAAGGCTCACTTGACGTGTTTGTAAACGGTGGCTAGTTAAGGCTTAACTATTTCCAACCCAGTTGTGGTTTTGATATAGTGCGTTTTAATTTGGTCAATACACTCAGCAATCATAACAACATGACTTTTTTGAATAGACGCATTGGTATGTGGATCTGCTGTAAACAGTGCTTGGATTAACCCAACACCTTGTTGTCCAGGAACTACATTGCATGCCCTCTCAACATTGTAGTGATCTGTTGTTTCACTTGCAACTTTTGCAACTATCTCTTCGCCGGTGATCAGTTTTATTGCGCAGATCTGTCCGTCCCAGTTACTATTTTGTACTAACATGTTAACCCTCCTTTAGAGTATTGAAAAATTCAGTTGATTGACTTGCCAGCCCATTGTATCCTCCGGGTAGCAATTGTTCATTGATATAAATCTGAGGCACTGTACGCAAACCAGCGTCAACAATGCGTTTCCTTGCATCAGTATCCTGTTCAATGTTGATTTCTGTGTAATCTATGCCTTTGCTTTCTAGCAATGCTTTTGCCCTTGTACAAAATGGGCAATTGTTCTTTGAATATAATTTTATCATTTTTTTATTATACTTTCTAAAAAGATATTTAGCGACTCCAGGTTGTCCTGATTAATTCCCCATTCTTTACTGCAGGTAGTTTATAAGCATCACTACTCAGGTATTGAGCTGGAATCTTATCCAGTATCAGTCTTGTCATCTGATTTTTCTTTGTGTGTCGGTATTCATACAGGTGCTCCCAATTGTACTGCCTAATCTGTTCAGTTTTTTTCATAATGTCCACAGGATCGCAGGTAGCAAGATATTCAACTTGTTCAAATGCTTGTGTAAATCGTTTGCAGATATTATCCTGGTTATCGTAACTTTCGTCGATCACTGAATCAAATGTTTTGAATCCTTGTTCTTTTAAAAACTTTAAGATGTGCATAGGGCCAAACATAACAAAAAGTCTTTGCCCCAACATTACTTTGGCAATTTTTTCTGATATAAAGAATGGCCCAGGAGTATCTATGCTTGGGTCTTGCATATTAGGCACAGGGTTATGCCAGTCTGTTTCACAAACTATACTATACCAAGTTTTGTCGTAAATTTTCCAAGGTGTAATTTCACTTATCTGATTACTGATTTGGTCACTGTAAGGATTGTGTACTTCTAGTCCACTGGTAAGATTCTGACTTACATATGGCCATGCTAGTTCCTCGCCATCTAGTATTTGCAAAATATCATCTTGTAGTGGTACTTTCATATGAAAATCGTCAACGCCAAACACATCCCTGTAGGTTACTATGGATTTATTCAGCAACTGTGGATTCTTTTGAAACTTGGCCATTACAAAACTTCTGTGTAATCTTTTTTGTCCCAACAGAGCTTCGAATAAGAATTCCTTGCCGTGATAGTCTATTGGACGTTTTGTTTTTCCGTTTAGTTCTGTGTGCCTAAACATCCACCAAGGTCTATAGATTACATTGTCCGGCAAGTCGTATTCGAAACATCCTTTTGCAACCAGGTAGTTGTCCACAGCAGGCATGGTTTGTTTTATTTCGCCGAGTGTTACTTTCTCAATTTCAGAAAATATAACCAAATCAAACTGTGTAAAATCAATTCCAGCTAGGTCAGCATTGTAAGCAAATCGTCCCGGGATATTATACCCAATCGGAATTGCCGCAATCTTATAAGGTTGCTCCAGTGCTTGCACAAGATTGTCAGTGTATTCAAACAAAGGATAGTCTTCACTTTGCCAATCACCTATTGTGTCAACAGGAACCACAGGAGGACGTAGTGTAAAAATTTTATACTTAAACCATTTCATATTCTAGATTTGATGTCTAGCAGAATCTTTTGAAAATCTTGCACAGTATTAGTCGGGAAATCAAAACACACACTGTCGTCTAAGTTTGGGCAAGCATCAACATAACAGTTCCAGTCAGTTGAGTTTAGCCCTGTCAGATCGGCAATGTTCTTTACAGCAAAACGTTTCTGTTCGATTGTGTTGATTTCTCGTTGCGTCATAACATAGTTTGCCAATAGTTCGTATTCGCTGAACCATATCAATTGACGCTCATCTTGCTCTCTTGGGCAGTTGTCAATAATAGCGTCAAGAAAATGCTTGCTATGTCGAGTTTCTAGTAACTCTCGCATACTATGCCAATCCTCTTTGAGAAACGGCATAAATTCGCTCACAAACGAGTGTGTTGTTTGCCTGCCGATGCCTAAACTGTTCTCTATTGCCTCGTAATATGCCGTACCATGTGTTTCGTTGGGTAGTATAAAGTAGTTAGGAACACGGTCTTCGCTGACCGCACGATACGGTTGTATACAAAAAGTATCTGGATCTTGTATCATAAATGAATCAAAATCAAAGTAGTCAAGGCTTGCAATCTTTAATGCTTGTTGTCGTAGCCACGTGCCTCGGTAGTCGCCTTCCATATCCCAATGTAGGATTTCTGGGTACGCATCAAATAGTTCCTGATCGTTTACATAGGTGAACTTGTTCCAATCTAGGTCATGCTTGGGAAAAGTGTCCTTGTAATGATTTTCGCTTATATTTGTAATAATATAAGTTTGACCCAAGTTTTCCAAATAGTGATCAAAATGTAATCCTAATACACAATGGCCCATTCTGTAACCACCGACATATATTCCTCTATCAGTCATTTATTTTCTAGTATGGTTATACGTTTGTCTAGTTTGTGTAAGTCTTCAGTGATCTCTGCTTTCACTCTAGCACTGCCACCGCTGGGTACAATATCACCCTGAGGAGATACCAACAACATCATCTTGTGTTGCAAAACAGTTATTTGCTTTTCCTGTTCCTTGATATTGTTTACCAGCCAGACCAAGCAACTGATCAGGACAGGAAGCATGTAAGGTACTAACTTACTAGCATCGAACTTCATAAACTTTCCTTGATTAAAGGGTAAAGCCGCTAAACGTATCTGATTCTACGTCTTGCTTGGTTCCCCCAATTACATAACTGCTTATTTCTGTTTCCTGTGGCGCCACCTGTACTTCTGCGCCTGCAATCCACTTTTGTGTCCACGGCAACGGATTACTACCTGTTTTAATACCACAACTAAGTCCTACTGCCGTCATACGCTTACAGGTCAACCAATCAATGTACTGACACAATAATACTGTGTTTAGTCCAATCATACTACCGTCTTTGAACAAGTATTCTGCCCAATCTCTTTCCTGCTTGGCGGCATTAAGGAACATTGTTTCACATTCCTCTTTAGTTTCTTCACGGATCTTAACAAAGTCTTTGTCGTCTTGTGGCAATATTTTCAACAATGTTTGTGTACTGCCCAAGTGTACGTTTTCATCACGTGCAATCAGTTTGATAATTTTAGCATTGCCTTCCATCTTTTTAAGTTCAGCAAATGCCCAACTGCAAGCAAAAGATACGTAAAAACGTATACCTTCTAGTGCATTCACACTGTTCAAGCATAACCACAGTTTACGTTTTAATTCATAACGATCAACCACAACCTGTTTTCCGTTGACCTTATGCTTGCCTACACCAAGTAGATTATAATACTGCACACTTTCAATCAAATCATCATAGTAGTGACTGATGTCTTTGGCGCAATCAACGATCTCTTTGATATCACGTAGTCCATCAAACACTGTGCTTGGGTCGCTGTACACATTACGAATAATATGTGTATAACTACGACTGTGTATTGTTTCATTAAATGCCCAGGTCTCAATCCAGGTTTCCAACTCTGGGATGGTAGCGATAGGCAAGAATGCTAGATTAGGTGAGCGTCCTTGTACACTGTCCAACAGTATCTGTCTTTTAAGATTACTGGTAAAAATATGCTTTTCGTATTCAGTAAGTTCCTTGAAGTCTTTTGCATCACGCAACACATCAACTTCTTCGGGCCTCCAAAAGAAACCCAACTGCTTGTCCGTCAACTTGTCAAATTGACGATACTTTAATGTGTCAAATCTTTGTATTGCCGGAGTGCCTGCTTCATCTAAGAATGCAAGGGACTTGGTATGATCTTTATTGTTTTTAGTATTGAATACGCTCATATTTTTCTCTTTTAAATTACACAACTTTCGCAATCTTCTTGATCATCTAACACTTCAAGTTCTTGCTGTTTTGTTTCGCCTAATGCGTCTATGTTTATTTCGCCTTGTCCGTCGTAAGTGTTGAAGTAGTACAACTGCTTCAATCCATACTTGTAACACATCAACAAGTGTTGCAACATTGAGGACATTGGAATCTTTTCGTCATCATAGTGTTGCGGATTGTAAGATGTATTTACACTAATACCTTGATCAATGTACTTTTGTAATACACTGCACAACTTAAGATATCCTTCCGGGCTAGTCTGATCCCACAGTAGTTCGTAACGGTTCTTTAATCGTCTATATTCAGGCACAACCTGCTTCAATTGGCCATCTTTTGAACCTTTTATGCTTACAAAACTGCGTGGTGGTTCAATACCGTTGGTAGCATTACTAATCTGCGCACTTGTCTCTGCAGGCATTAATGCCATTAGTGTTGCATTGCGTTGACCTGTGCGTTTGATCTGCTCTCGTAGTTCGTTCCACGGCATACGTTCCTGATGCTTAACCAATTCATCAACATCCTGTTTGTACGTATCAATGGGTAAACGTCCTTGCGCAGACTTTAGATCTTTCCATCTAGTGCATGCACCTTGTTCTTCTGCTAAGTCTGCAGAAGCCTTAATCAAATAGTACGACCAGGCTTCTGCATACTCATCTACCAGTGGCAACGCCTCTGGGTCACTGTAACTTACATCATTTTTAGCCAAGAAATAAGCAAAATTAATGATGCCTATACCTAAAGGTCTAAACTCTTCTGTTGCTTTACGTGCGGCTTTGATTGGGTAACCTTGGTAACTCAACAGTGCATCTAGTCCTCGTACTGCCAACTTGCACATTTTTTCAAAGTCATGTGGGCTTTTTACATTGCCCCAATTGATCGCTGATAAAGTACACAGGGCGATCCTACCATCCTCGTCATTGACATCGTTCAATGGCACAGTTGGTAAATCTATTTCTGCACAAAGATTACTCATCTTCACAGGCGCGATCTTTTCATCGAACGGTGAGTGCGTATTAGCATGATCCACGTTCTGTAAATAAATTCTTCCAGTGTCTTTGCGTTCCTGCATAAACCTACTAAACAGATCTGCTGCCTTGTAGGTCTTCTTCCTCAGTTTAGTATTGCGTTCTGCTCTCTCGTATAGCTCTTTGAATTTGTCTTGATCATTGAAGAACGCCTCATACATCTCTGGTACATCATGCGGACTAAACACAGTGATGTCTCCATTTGTGATTAGTCTTTCATACATTAACTTATTAAATTGTACGCCATAGTCCATTTGACGCACACGATTATCCTCTGTGCCTTTGTTATTTTTAAGAACCAAGAGGTCTTCGATTTCATAGTGCCATATTGGATAATAAAGTGTTGCGGCACCATTTCTTACACCTCCCTGACTACAACTTCTTGTAGCAGATTGGAATAATTTGTAAAAAGGAGTTACGCCTGTGTGAAAAGCATCTCCTTTGCGTATAGGTGCACCTAGCGCACGTATACGTCCTGCACCAATACCAATGCCTGCCTTTTGCGAAACATACTTAACAATACTGGCTGTGGTTGCATTGATGCTGTCTAAACTGTCGTTTGTTTCTATCAGTACACAACTGCTGAACTGTTTTTGTGGTGTACGCACACCAGCCATTACAGGAGTAGGCAGACTGAGATCATACTGGCTAATGGCGTCATAGTAATCTTTGACCCATTGTAGTCTTGTTTCTGTAGGATAATTCTGGAACAGTGTTGCGGCTATTAATACATAAGCCATTTGCGGTGTTTCGAACATTTCTTTGGTAACACGATTTTGTACCAGATACTTGCCTCGCCACTGTTCCATGGCAACATAAGTAAAATCTTCATCTCTCTCATGTTTGATAAAATTGTTTAACTTTTCCCACTCCTCGTTGTTGTATGCTTCCAACAATCCACGATCGTAGAATCCTTGTTCTACATTGTGCTTAACCAGTGTGATCAAATCCCAAGGCGTATACGTACCGTACACTTGCTTGCGTAGATGATAGTTAATGAGTCTGCCAGCAACATACTGGTAGTTTGGAGTCTCTTCTGAAATCAAGTCAGCGGCACTTTTGATAAGTGTTTCCTGTATGTCGCCTGTTTTGATACCAGTATAAAATTGGATGTGGCTTTTTAATTCTACTTCACTTGCACTCACACCTGTAATACCTTCAGTTGCCCACATAACAACCTTGTGCATTTTCTCGATGTCTAGCTCTTCTTTGCTACCGTCTCTCTTGATTACTTGAATCTGTGTCATCCGTGCCTCGTCATTTATTGTTCTAATTTTAGATATGTTGCATCATAGCAACATGTTTGCGTTAATGTTTCTGTAATATCTGTTTTATTTAATATCTGATTATCAATCAAATTAAGTACATATTTTCCTTGATCCAAATAGGCTATACAATACTGATATCCTGTTGTGTGATCCTTGTAAACATGTAACTCAGTTGTTAAGTTCTTACCGTGTTCGCTAAGATTTAAAGTATACACTATACCAAGTACTTTAGCAAGATCACAATAGTAATTATCTATAATTAAATCCCACGGATCTGGCCAACTGTCGGGTTTATTGGGATCCAAATAAAAGGCAGTCCAAGGGCAGGACTGCCAGAAATCTACTGTTTCCTGTAGTGCTTCTTCAACAGGAAGTTGGTTGATCTTAAATCTAAAATTTTTCCAGCACTTCAATCTAGAAGCACTAGTTTGTAGCTTGAACATTTACTAATTAATTGATAAATTCGTTGATTGCGTACTTAAATGTGCCTGTGCCTGATTCTAATGTGACGGTTAAACTGGATGCATTAGCAAATAAATTTGCCTTGACGCCAACTCCATTTTCCACATGTTGATCATGAAATTCTGAGTTTATTCCATCTGTACTAAATTGATATGTGCCAAAACGTTTTGCTGAACTGTTACTGATTTGATACTTTATTTCGCCTGATGTGTTGGCAATAAATGTTGCAATCACCGGAGAAGCAGTACTGATTGATGAACTACGTGCTACTCCTAGGTTTAAGTTTCCTAAGTAAATGCCTGTTCCAACTGAATCACCTGAGAAAAAAGTCTGTCCAAACGTTACGTAGTTGGTTGCACTGTTGACTGATGATCCTAAACTTGGGCCAAAATAGTTGTTAATGCCTGAGTAACTGTTTACTGTACCCATGAATACTGCTACATTGCTTAGGTCGTCAAATTGACTATTCGAAACATTTAGAACTTTTGTAGTAGATCCTAGATTAACAAGACCATTACCGCCACCCAGAACTTGTACGCCTTCTAGACTAACTTGTCTGGTATCTGCAGTGGTACTGAGAATTTCAATCACATTAGGATATGTTACACCTGCTTTAATATTGGACTCAAACCTACTGTTGATTATTCTAATGTTACTAGCACTGTCAATATTCAATAGTGGATATTGTATTTCATCTGCTGTGTTGGTAAATCCAACTCCGTTTATTTCTATACTGTCGGGTAGTGTAGCACCACCTGACCCGATTGTACCACCACTTTGAAATGCACTGTCACTAACATTTGCTACACTTAGATTCCCAAGTGTCAAACTAATTGTTGTATTGTTAGGACCGTCACCTACTAATGTTGTATTTGGAGGAATACTAATAACATTGCTGGTTAAATATGTGCCTCCAGGGATGTATATTGTTCTACGTGTTCTTGAATCAAACAGATTTTCTGATTCTTTATATATCTGCTGTAAAGCACGATTGATTGATGCGGTATCATCAGTTACCCCATCTCCTGTTGCGCCAAAGTCTCTGATGTTTACAAAATCATCAAACTTCTGTTGGAAACTACGTACTGTAGGATTAAGAATACTTGAGCCTGTTTCGACAGTGTATTCTGTAACATTTCCTTTAAAAATGTATGTACCAATCAGTGCGGTGAGATCAGTGTATTGCGTTAATATTTCAGTTGTACCCTGGGCAGGCGCACCTTCGTCAATGGTACCGTTACCAATGTATAACCTACGTGTATCTACGCTCCATCCAAGCTCTGCGCCTGCAAGTTGTGGTAGATCTTGATTAAGACCTCGTCTATGTTGAATTCTACTTATTTGGGTAACAGCCATCTATCAAATCCTCATTATTTTATATTTATGCGATCTGATAGTATAGCTCAACTCTCTTCATCCACTGTTCGCTCCAGTGATCAAATTCATCGGCTTCTAGCACAAACTCTTGGTATTGCGGAGTATCATCTTTGGATTCTGGCTTTGCACACATTAAGATAACACCTGTGTTTATATCAGTGCCGTGCATTTCGTTATGTGCTTGTGCATATGCTGTTAACTGCAAGAAATAGTCACCAATCCATTCACGCTTCTTGGGTTTGTTTGTTTGCTTAAAATCAATTATTGCTGGTCTCCCGTTCCATACACCAACACAGTCAGTTGTGCCTGCATATAACCCATCGTAGTAAACTGGCACTTCGCAACCCCAGTACTCATTTGTATCGTTCATTCCTTTTAACACGACTTGTGCGGCCATGAACCATGCAGTCTGCGCATATGGATTTGTTGGAAATGCACCCAAGTCGTCTTCTTTTACAAAACGTTCAAGATAAGCATGCATACGTGTTCCGCGACTTGCGGCTTCAGTTACAATTTCCTGTGCTTTCTTTTCGCCTACACGCTTCTTCCAGTTGCGCAGAGCTTGCTTTTGTTCTTCGGGCTTGGTGCGATCCAGTATTGTGGTTACGCTGGGCAACTTGTTGCCAGTGGGTGTTGCGTAGTATCTTTTACCGTTAACATTTACTCTGTTGATTGGCTTGTATTCATATCTTTCAGTTATCATGTGTTTTGATCCATGCAGACAGTTCGTCTGCTATTCGTTGATGACCCACGCTAGATGGGTGTTGCCCTTGTGTAACATCTGCTCCACTTATTTCGTGTAAAGACTTTTTATAAAATGATTCAGTCGGTAATAATCTTACGCCTGGCATTGTAGAATTCTTTTGTAAAGGCACAGTCCAGTTATAAACAAACAAACATTTTACCCCTAAGATTCCGCACATAGCATATACCATTAACAAGTTTTTTATAGCATTAGCACATGCCAAATCGTTACTGTGAAAATATTTGTACCATTGGCTTTGTACTAGATGATTTGTGTTGTTTGGATGTATTTCTAAAGGATACCCATTTTCCCAATACCAACTCCTGTCAGGGTTAGTGATGCAAAACAATACTACATCACCAGACACAACAGTTTTGCGCTCAACAGTCTTTATAAATTCCCAGCAGGTGTGGTCTATAGACACTGCGGCTTGACTCAGATTATCCAATTTATAATTGTTTTTTTGTGCAATCAAATAAGGAAATCCTTGCTTAACAACATCGTCAAGGTCTGATCCTGCAGGCCAGCTATCGCCAAATACATACAATGTACTCATAAAGAACTATATATCTGCTTTGTTTTGTTGTTGTCTACGTTTAATTTCATCTAATCGATGTAAATTTTGTGGAACCATTGCTTCTTCGTCGGTTAGCAAGAATCCTGGACCTTTGGGTTCGGCTACAGGTTTTACCTCGTCTTGGGCAAGTTCAAGCGATAATTGCTTGGTTCTAGTTGCATCTACACCATATATGTCCAGTGGGACAAATGACTGCGGCCAAAGATGCGCTTTGATGTACTTGCTCTTATGATAGTTGCTTGTTAGATTTTTTGCTACAAAATATAAGAATCTAGAATTTTGACACCAGTTGGATGCTGTTCGACCATTTGGGGTACAAGCTGATAATGGTTCACTAATTCTGTCCTCGCCCATAAAACCTATTGTGTAATAATACTTGTCACGATGATCCCAGTTGTCAGTTAAATTTTTCCTAAGCCATTTGTAATTTTCACTGGCCAGAAAATCGTCAACTACTCCTTCTTGGTCAAATGGTTCGTTGAGTGGACTAAAATTCCTAAACCAAGCAATTGCTGTGTAAACACAACTCAGAAGCGTCATTGTTATTACATCTTCTCTATCAAAAGAAAAACAGCTTTCCGGAAACTTTCCACTAAACTCTTCTTGGTGTTGGTCAAACCATCTAACAGATGTACTGTACTTAAAGTTAAAATTATCATGATACTCTGCGCTTCGTGCCGCAGGACTTGTTGCTAGTAGTTCACTCATGAAAATCAGTGGTACAACTCCTTCAGCAACAACTGTGGTTAAGGTTTGACGCCATGTGTCTGGAGTCTGTCCAGGTAGACCCTGAATAATTTGTACATCAACTGGCATGTGAGGATAAGCTGGTTTGATCTCTCTAATAATTCTACGATGCTCTAGCCAGCCAATGTCTGGTCTATCGATATTTTTTAAAATATCCTGATTAGTGTCCTGCAGACTTATAACAAAGTGCATGGACAAACTACCTTGCCCTATTAGATGATACGCTTTTAGGTTATTTTCTTTACGTAATTTGCTTAGATTGCCGTCGAACAATATTTCTGCATTTTCATTTAGATTCTTATCTCTCATCCATTCTAACAAGTCGAGATCTTCTTGATATTGCCCCACATTTGCATCTGCAAGATAAAATTGATTTATTCCCATCTCGTCTACAAACATTTCCATCTCTTGTTCCCAAGTACCTTTTCTTCTTGTGGTTTTGTTTGTCAGTCCGCTGTTCCAATCACAAAATGTGCATGAGTATGGACAGCCGCGAGTAAGTTCATATGTTAGTACTATACCTATATCTTGGGTACGCAGATCCTTAACCATTTCTGCGAACACTTCTTTGTTTTCTAAGAAAGGGCTTACTTTAGATTGTGGCACATATTTAAATCCAGCAAGCATTGTTTCATCTTTGCTTTTGTCATGCCACGCAATGTTGCTCATTTCAAACGGATTTGGTTCTTTGCCTTCCACTATACATTCGCAAAGTTGTGCAAATGCTTGTTCACCAGGCCCATACACTGCATAGTCAAGGAAGTAGTATTCTTTAAAAAAATCTGGATTAACATTTACATCCAGCTCAGGACCGCCTGCAACAATTAAAATATCTTTTGAAATACGAGGCTTGATTCGTTTAAGTTGCTGTGACAGAATGGTTCTGTTCCATATATAGTAGGATACGCACAGCATATCCGGGTCTTCTTTTTCTATGTACTCAACTAAATCGTCGTCGGACAATGTAACCTGAATAGGCAATGCCCACTCTAATTTTGGTGCTAGATCAAAATAATTCTTTTCAATATAAGTTTTAAGGTAAAGATTAACAATTCCTATATAGGTATTTGCACCCTTGTATATAGTATCTGGAAGTGTTGTACTGTTAAAATAAAATAATATTTTCATCCGTGTAAAATCCGTGTAGAAATGCTAATGTTGCTAGATATATTATACTTGGTTATGCTTGAAAAAGCAATCTAAGACTATAGATCTGGGCGAGCTTTTGCGGCACGTTTGGCCATTGAGTCGACTTTTTTCTCTGGTGCTGTTTTTGGAGCGGTATCTTGTTCGGTATCTATGTTCTCGTCGTCTACGTTTACAGGTTTAATATATACGTACTTGACCAATTCGCCACCTTGTCCCAGTGTTACTTTACCATCTTTGGATTGCACAGTAACATCCTTGATGTCTTTGATAATGTTACCAACCTTGTCGTTGTTCTTGGTAAGACTAACTAGTGTGTCAAGATTGAATTGGGGATATCCTGCATCTTGAACAAGATTGATTAGACTATCTGCACGTATACGAGGCTGTTTGTGTGTGTCAGCGGCTCTGTTTTGTAGGTAACTAAGGATAGTAAGCAGAGCGGCGTTTTCGTATTCCTCGCCGCCCTCTTCAAGCATGTCGTCG